CGAGCGACGCCCACGAGCCCGTGCAGGGGCTGTGGTTCGCGTCGATCCCTTTGTGCAAGGACTGCCACCAAGGCGAGCACAACGGATGGCACGGACGCCGCGCCATTTGGAATGTGCTCAAGCTGGACGAAATGCGGGTGCTGGCCGCGACCGTGCAGCGCCTGATGGCGGGACGATGAAGCAAACATTCCACCTGCAGCACGACACCGCGCGCCGCCGCGCCATGGCCGCAGTCGTGGACGCGCCCGCCGGGCATGTCGTCACCGTGTCCGAGCCGAACCGCAACCTGTCGCAGAACGCCGCGCAGTGGCCGATCCTGGCCGCGTTCAGCGCGCAACAGCTGTGGCCGGTCAACGGGCGCATGGTGCGCATGGAGCCGGCCGAATGGAAAGATGTGTTGAGTGCCGCCTTCCGCGGCGAGCAGGCCCGCTTGGCAATGGGCCTGGCCGGCGGCGTCGTGATGCTGGGCCAGCGCACGCGGGAATTCAGCAAGCGGGAGTTCAGCGATTGGCTGGAGTTTCTGTACGCCACTGCTGCCGCGCGCGGCGTGGAGTTGGACGACGCGGCGACGCTGGGCGGCTGAGAACAACAGGGAGGACACATGATTCATTACCACGGCACCCCGATTGGCGGCACACGGCAGGACGTGGCGCGCTTTCTCACCGGCCGGCATGCGCTGATCCCGTTCCCGCGTCAGGACGACACCGGCGCTGTGCTGGAGTTCTGCCAGTCCTTTTGCCTGGACAACGGAGCGTTCACGACCTGGAAGCAGGGAAAGCCGCTGGACGTGCCGGGCTTCACCGCCTGGGCCGAGAGCATGCACCGGCACCCGGCTATGGATTGGGCGCTGATCCCCGACAGCATCGAGGGCGACGAGGCCGACAACGACGCGCTGCTGCGCGACTGGCCGGCGCATCTGCGCGCGGTCGGCGTGCCGGTGTGGCACTTGCACGAGAGCATCGGTCGGCTGCAGCGCCTGTGCCGCGAGTGGCGCACGGTTGCGCTCGGATCGTCCGGCCGCTGGGCCACGCCAGGCACGGCCGGCTGGTGGGGGCGCATGACCGAGGCCATGAACGCCATCTGCGATGAGCACGGCCGGCCCACGGCGCGACTGCACGGCCTGCGCATGCTCGACCCGCAGATATTCACGCGCTTGCCGCTGGCGTCCGCCGACAGCACCAACGCCGCCGTGAACTGCGGCAGCCTGGACCGCTTCGGCATCTACACCCCCCCGACCGCAGCTCAGCGCGCAGCAGTGATTGCCGAGCGCATTGAGCAGCACAACAGCGCCGCCACATGGCAGGTGCTTCCCGAGCAACAGGACATCTTCGGCTTGGAGGCCGCATGAGCAACCAGAACCATTACCGATTCACCTTCTACGCGCGCTGCCCCAGCGACGGCGCACGCATCGAATACGCCGTGTCCATCCTCATCAAGCTGACGCTGCCCGTCGAGGAACTGCGCGCGTTCTGCGCCCAGCAAGACGGCAAGTTCCAGGAGTCCATCGCCGACGCCATGCACGAGCAGTTCGGCGGCCGGCAAGTCATCACCGCCACGCACCAGGGCGTGCAAATCACCACCGAAAGAGGCTGACATGCTCATCATCGCCATCACTGCCTATGCCATCGCCATGACGCTGGCGAACCTGTCCATCGCCCACTTCGGGCCGGCAAGCATCCCCTTCAACGCATTCGCCCTGATCGGCCTGGACCTGGCGCTGCGCGACTGGCTGCATGTCCGGCTCGCGCGCTGGCAGATGCTTGCGCTGATCGCGGCATCGGGCCTGCTGACCTGGGTGCTCAACCCCGCCGCCGGCCACATCGCCGCCGCCAGCGCTGCCGCGTTCATGGCTGCGGCCCTGGCCGACTGGCTGGCGTTCACGGCGTTGCCGGGCTCCTGGCTCGCGCGCTCCGCAGGCTCCAACGTGGCCGGCGCGGCGGTCGATTCGCTGGTGTTCCCGTTGCTGGCCTTCGGCGTGATCGCGTGGCCGGTGGTGCTGCCGATGTTCGGCGCCAAGGTCGCGGGCGGTCTGCTGTGGGCGCTGCTGCTGTCGCGCACAAGCAGAGCTGTCGCATAACGCGTTGCGCAACGCGTTGCAATGCCGCATAATGTCGCCATGGCAACCACCAAACACCTGACACCCGCAGAGCGCATGGCCGCCACGCGGGCGCGGCGCAAAGAGGCCGGCATTGCCGAGGTACGCGGCATCCACGCGCACACCGCGGACCACGACACGGTGCGCACCGAAGCAAACAAGCACGCGGCCAAGCTGGCACGCAAGCGCGCCAAAAAGGCGCAGGGAGAGAACAAATGAGCTTGGACGTGAAGCCCGGCGACAAGCTGGCAATTCGCGTCTCACGCGGCTGGGGCCGCGTGCAGCGATGGCAAGAGATGACGGTGGAGCGGCTGGCCGCGGAGCAGGCGCAGCAGCGCGGCAAGGACTGACGCGGGCGCCACCCCGGCGACTTGTCGCCGAAATCGCTTATCAAAGATTAGCCCACAAAACTTTGGGAGCAATCACAAACATGGATACCAAAGACACCGGGCGATTCAAGGCCCTCAAGGCTGATGAATTCGGCCTGCACTTTTCCCGTCAGGACGAGCCCACCTGCCCGCACTGCGGCATTCCGCTCGACATTGAGGAGGCCGGCGCCTGGCACCTGTACGACCCGCACGAAGGCACGCATGACGTGACATGCCCGAACTGTGGCGAGGACTACGAAGTCAGCGTGTGCGTGTCCTACTCGTTCAGCACGAACGAACAGAGCGCCATGGACGACGAGGCCATCGCCCAGGCCACGGGAGGCTGACATGGACCGAGCACGAATCAAGGAAATCTTTCTGGCCCACGGCTTCAAGGAGAAGCTGCAAGAGCGAGGGTTGCTGACCTCAATGTGGGACTTGAACCCCTACGTATACGAAGCGGCCGAGGCGCTGCTGAAAGAGGCCGCCGCCCCGGTCGATCAGCCGCACCCCGACGCCGCGCGCCTGGACTGGCTCACGGACTACGCCATCGTGCAGATGCCCAAGCAGCCGCAGCAGGGACACACGCTGCGCGAGGCCATCGACGCCGCGATGAAGGCCAAGCTGTCAAAAACCAAGGAGTCAAGCATGGACATCTTCGACGACGAGCCCCTGGTGCCACTGACTAACACGCTGCCCACCACGCCGATCCGTGGGGCCAAGCGAGAGTTCATTGAGCACGCTTTGGCGATCGGCGGCATCAAGACATTTCGCATCCCGCGCACCGACGAACTGGCCGTTGCCAAGAGCGACATCGAGGAAGCGCGGGCCATCCTCAGCGACGTGCTGCACCTGCCGGACGACGATCCGGCGTTTGGCGCCCAGGCCACGGGAGGCGCGTGATGGCAACCCGCACCGGGTCGGACCGACTCTATGGCGTGCGCTACGACAGCCTGGGCAGCCCGTGTCACCCGACTGCGATGGTGCGTGACGCGGACCTGGGTGCGCTGGACGCCCCCGAACTGATCGCCGCCGGCTCGCATGTCCACGCGGGCATGTTCGGCGTCTGTGTGCTGGCCGCGTTCCGCAGCGATGGCGACCGCTTCGCCGTGACGCTGCGAGAACTGGCGAACTGAAGAATCGACCGCCAAATAGCACCCTAAGCTAATCGCCGTTATACGAGGGAGAGATTGATGACGAACGAAGAAGCCGCCGAATTCGGCGCGGAACGCAAGGCGTTTGAGGAATGGGCCGACAAGCTCTGGCCTGGCGCGATCCCGTCGCAGCTCATGTGGCGCGGGTGGAAGGCTCGCGCAGCCCTGGCCCAGCAGCCGGATGGCGCGGCGCCGTCCCTGACGGACGCACTGAAGGTCTGCATGGGCGTGCTGGACCGGATGGGCAATTGCAAGCCCGAGGTCGCGTATGCCCAGGCAGCCCTGGCCGGCGCCCAGGCGGCGCAGCCCGCGGCAAAGCCGGTGGTGGAATCCAAGCCGGTGCCCGTCCCGTACGTGCTGCTGGAGCAGTGGTGCAAGACGATGGGCGACGCGGGCAGCAATGCGAAACGCGGCTCTTCCCTGGAGCGTCGGTGCTTTGAGGCCGTGGCCGAGATTGATGCGCTGATGGCCGCCTGACGGCCGGTCGGAGAGAGTTTGGCGAAAAAACAACGCTGTTGCAATAACGGGCAGTTATCTCGATAGCACCCCCACGAATCTGGAGCACCTATGACCCTCAAGACCACGCCCTACCGCGCGCTGGCGTACATCAAGACCGACGACGAGCTGCGCCAGTACGTGCAGATGCACGTCGATGCAGCCATGGCCGGCGCGGCGCAACCCGACCCCGGCCAGAAATGGAAATGCGGCGCCGAGTTTCTGCCATTCCATCCCCAGGCCTCGCACGTCCCGCCCGACTACCGCGACGGCTGGAACCACTGCTACGACGCGGCCAAGAAGCAGGCGGCGCAGCCAGAGCCCAACGTCAAACACGCGCTGGGCGAGGCCGTGGCCGCGCTGTACTTCGACGACAGAAGCGACTACGAGACGGCGCTGTGGCAGATCGTGAGCGGCCTGGGAGGCGAGGAAGCGACCGACCTGTTGCGGCAGGACGCCCCAGCGGCATACCACCGCTACGCCGCAGATCGCAACGCCAGCCCGGCCACTGGAGGCTGACCATGGACAATCCAATCAAGGCAACGCCTGTGGAGCCCGGTAGCGAGCGGCATCTGACGCTGCTCATGGCGCCGTACCACCTCAACCTTGTGACCGGCCAGGACCGCCAGCACCTGCTGGCCTGGGGAAGCGACGTCTGGAACGCCGCGATTCGGTACGCAACCGGGTTCGCCAAGGAACTCGTGGCCAGCGCCCAGGCGGGGCAACCCACGGTGGCTTGGGCCATCGTCAACGCCAAGGGCGAACTCATAAACACCAGCGAAGTGCGGGAGCTTCTGGCAACGCCAGAAGAATGCGACCGTGTGTACCCGGCCAACGCGCCGCACCGGGTCAGGGAGCTGGTATTCAAGGACGCAGCGTGAGCAAGGCCACCCAGCACGGCGCGCACTTCCTCTCGCGCACGGGCAGCTACAGCACGCATGGCCGCGCCAATGGCCGCGTGGATGTGCTGCCGCCCCACGCGCAGGAGCCCGAATGGTCCGGACTGAAGGACCAGCTCAAGGCGCTGCGCAAGCAGTTGGACAAGGCGAAGACCTTTGAGGAACGGCAGGCGATTCGGGCGCGCAAGCGCGAGTTGCGCCAGGAGTGCCGCAAGGTCGCGGCGGCGGTCACCTCGGGGGCGCAGCCATGAGCCGCGTCATCAATAGCTCCGAGAAACCCCGCCGTTCAGGGCGGGGAGGGATAGGAGTGCGGCCGACAGGCCGCAGTATTTCAGGTGTGGCATCAACGGTTCTTCTCGTGTAGGCTGTATGGAATGACAGTTCGCGTCCTTCGCCTGCGTATCAAGGACCGCCATGCCAAGTGGCTGTCCGAGCGTGCGCGCGAGGTCAACACGATCTGGAACTACTGCAACGAACTCAGCCGCAAGGTATGGGAGCGCGAGCGTCGCTTCTTGAGCGGCTTCGACTTCTGGCCCTTCCTCAAGGGCGTCACCAAGGAAGGCATCAACCTGCCGGTGCAGACCGTGCAGGAGGTGGCCGAGCAGTACGCCGTGAAGCGCCGCACCGCGAAGAAAACACGGCTGGCGTGGCGCAAGTCGGGCGGCGCACGGCGCAGCCTGGGTTGGCTGCCGTTCAAGGTCCGCACCATCCGCTACGCGCACGGGCAGGTCTGCTACGCCGGGCAGTGGCTGTCGCTGTGGGACAGCTACGGCCTGGGCGCCTTTGAGCTGCGCGCCGGCAGCATCAGTGAGGACGCACGCGGGCGTTGGTACTTGAACGTCTGCGTCAACGAAGCAGACTTCGTTGGCCCCATGCCTGTGCCCGCCGAGAGCGAGTGCGTCGGCATCGACCTGGGGTTGAAGGAACTTGCGGCGCTGTCCAGCGGGGAGACGGTCGCCGCGCAGCAGTTCTACCGGGACATGGAGCCGGCGCTTGCCACCGCGCAGCGCGCCGGCAAGAAGGATCGCGCCAAGGCCATTCACGCCAAGATTGCCAACCGGCGCCGCGACCATCTTCAAAAGCTTTCCACCAGCCTTGTGCGCGAGCACCGGGCCATCTTCGTCGGCAACGTCAACGCCAAGGCCCTCGCCAAGACACGCCTCGCCAAGAGCGTGCTGGACGCGGGCTGGAGCACGTTGCGAACCATGCTGCAGTACAAGTGCGACCGCGCAGGCGTGTGGTTCAGAGAAGTCAACGAAGCGTTTTCCACCCAAACCTGTTCTGCGTGCGGGAGCCTCCCGCCGCAGCGGCCGAAAGGTATCGCAGGGCTTGGAATAAGAGAATGGACGTGCAGCAGTTGCCACACGACGCATGATCGTGATGTCAACGCAGCTCGGAACATTCTTGCGGTCGGACATGGCCGTCTAGTAGTAGGAATCCCCGGCCTTTAGGCCGGGGAGGATGTCAATCGTTGGGATGGCCTCGTGGACGGTCGTCGGCATGCTGGTGGGCATTTCCCTGGCAGTGCGAGACGCCATCCGGGCACAGCAACAGAAAGGCACGCCATGAGCGAACCCGACTGCACGCATCCGCTCGTGCGCGGCTGGCGGTTCGAAGACGGCCAGGCCGCGCCGATGTGGTCGTGTGCCGATTGCGGGCGCAGATTTGAGCCGGTGGCGCCGCAGCAGAGGCACAATCCCGAGCCTCAGCCACTACCGACCCAGGACACGAAGTAGCCGCCTGAAAAGAGAAAAGCCACGGCGGGAACCGTGGCCTTTCCGTGTTTCGCATCCCGCTTGCGCGGCAATCCGTAGCACTAACAGCACGGATTCTGCCGGCAAAGCCAGGGCAGCGCAATGCGTGGGCGCGCTCGTCCCTACGCCATGCCATCCCAATCAGATCGGCTGCCAGCACCGATATGGGCCGCGCTCGCAGAGTGCGCCCTGCTGCCCATCAAGCCCGCCCACGCCCGAACGCTCGCCGAGCTGCTGCGTTGCACTCCCGCCACAGACCCCGCCCGGCGCTTTCGCGTCACGGTCGGCCACCTGTGCGATCGGCTGGACAAATCCGACTCCACCGTAGACCGCTACCTCGCCGCGCTGCGCGCTGACGGCTGGATCGAGCGGGAGCAGTCCACCACGCAGGCCAGGCGCCATGGCTGGCGCGCGGCATGGACCTGGCTCACGGCCAAAGCCCTGGATGCCCTCGGGCTCCAGCGTGGCTCATTTCCGGCCCACGATACGAAGCCTTGTTCCAAGGGAGAAGCCGCCTGGCGTCGGGTTCGACGGATTCCGCAAGACCTGGCCGCCCTGGCCGACAAGATCGGCGCGGCGCGGGTGTGCTGGCTCATGGCTGAAGCCCGGCGCGTGGGCCGGCGCGTGCAGGACGTGATGGCCGGCGCTCTGCAGGCGGACAGCCCGGCGGGGTTCATCCTGCGAGCGCTGCGCGGGAAAGCTGGCTCTGCGCACGCTCCAGCGCCAGGGCAAGGCGGCGCTGGGCCCGCTCCAGAGTCGCGGCAGGACGCCAGGGCATACCTCGACGCGCACGAAAAAGCCGGCACTCGCACTGCTGCGGGCCGGCTGGCGGGGCTGGAGATGCTGCGGGCGCGCTTCAGTCGTCCTTGACGCCGTGCAGGCGCAGCAGGCGCTCAGCCTCTGCTCTGATGCCAACCATCATGATCCTGGCAATAGACCCGCGCCCGTGATCCGACAGCCAAGCCAGCTTGGCGTGCAGCGGCTCGTCTAGCTTGACGTTGTACTGCTTGACGATGCGAGGATTCGCCTCGGTCCATGGGTATGGTTGGGTGTGGTGTGGTGCGGTTGGGTGTGGTGTGGTCGGGTTTGGTGGGGTGTGCCGCGTGACGGCGCCGTCCATGAACTTCTGCACCTCTGCGGGGTCCGGCAGATCGTCGCCAAGATTGAACCCGCCGCCAGTCTTGAGCTTCTTCGTGCTCATGCCCACACCTCCTGCGCGACAGCATCCATCTCGGTCTGCGCCTTCCTGTCGTCCAAGTCGTAGACGCTCGCGCCGAGCTTGGCGCAGTGGCGGAATGCCGTGCGCGTGCAGAGCTTTCCAGGCAGCAGTTCCAGGCTTGCCAGCGGCTGCAGCGCCGCGCGGGCCTCTGCCGCTTCTTTGTCGTGCGGATGCGCGCTGGCCGAGTTGAGCACTACCAGCGCCTTGAGCTTGCGATTCATGGCGCGCGACAGCCGGATCAGTTCGTCCAACTTGCGCATGGTGCTCAAGTCGAAGCCGGACACGATGCACGGCACGATGGCGCGGTCTGCGTAGGGCAGGGCTGCGCGCAGCTCCTCGCTGTCGGCGCCACCAACGTCCACGATCACATCGTCGTATGGCTGCTCGCTGCAAACCTGCTGGATGCTGTCGATCAGCGTGTTGCCGTACAGGCAGACGCAGGTGATGCGCGGCTCAAGCCCGGCACGCAGGCGCAGGCCAGACCACATGCTCGCACTCTTGCTGTTGGGGTCCGCGTCCACAAGCAGCACGCGCCGGCCGCGCGCCGCGCGCCACGCAGCCAGGTTGACGGCAATAGTGGACTTGCCTGGGCCGCCCTTCTGCCCCGCTGTCGTAATCAGCATGTCGCTCTCCCGTTATGAGGACGACAGGCTAAACAAGGTTGGGTGTGGTGTGGTTGGGATAGGTTGAACCACACCCAACCCATGTGGCGAGGCTGCTACACTGCGGGTTCTCCCGGCTTCCGAGTGGAAGCATTCAGCCCGCCGCGTGCGGGCTTATTTTTGTCAACCGATCCCGCGCGTGTACGTGACATGCCCGCCGCTGAAATGCGCCGTCAGCAGTTCGCCGCGCGCAGCAGTCGGCGAGAACGAGACGTGAACCCAGTTCCCTTCGGCGATAAGTTGGTCTGCCCGGATGTCCGCCATGCGGCTCGCCAGGTACTTCGCCACCGTGCGCGCCGTGCCGAATTGAGGCGCGATGAAGTCCGCCGCCAGGCCGTCTAGGTGCTGCGAGTTGCGCGCGCCGCCGACGATGGCATTGAGCGCCGGACTGCGGTAGCCGCTCGTGATGAGCACCGGCACGCCCAGCGCCTCGCGGATGCGCTGCATGCCCGGGCCCAATACTGAGCGGATGTTCTGCAGCGCTTGGCCGGGCGGCATGTTGTCGATGCCGCGGCGCACCGCGGTGTCGCTGCGCACGAACTCGCTCAGCCAGAATGAGCCACCGACGCGCTCGTCAGCCATTGGCGCTCCGCTTTTCGTGGATGCTCCACGCCAGCGCCGCGCCGCCGCAGATGACGGCAGACAGCGCATCAAGCAAGTCCGGCTCAACGGACACGCCGTAGCGCGTGCCCAGCACGCCCGCGGCGACCGTCAGGCCGTGCCGCACGATGGTTGCGATGATCGGATTCAAGTTCTGCCTCCCTTGCTGTTCATGGTCCGCGCCAGGTCATCAACCGAGCGCCGCACGTCTTTCATGTCGCCGCGGAGGTCGGTCAACACTTCTTTCGTCCTGGCCTCCGTCTCCTGCAGCCGCTGCTCAATGCTCGGGATACGCGTCTCATTCACCGTGAGGCGCTTGTCCAGCGTCGAATAAGCCGCGAACCCGCTGGCAATGAAGCCGGCGAAAGTCAGGACGTGACCGAGGTTGATGGTGTTGTCGAAGCGCATCACGCGCCCTCAAGCGCGGCCACGCGGCGCCGCAGCGACTGCAGCTCGGCAACGATGTTCGCCATCACCTCTGGCGACGATGCCTGCATGGACTGGTACACCGGGCGCCCATCCGCGTCTACGGCGTCTTTCTCGCCGGTCACGCTGCTTGGGCTCACAGCCTGGACCTCATGCGCGATGAATCCAGCGCCAGGCGTGCCGTCGCGCCACGTCCAGGTCTTCGGCTGCAGAGCGTCAACGAACGCGCCACTGCCGGCCAGCGGGCGCGGATCGCGCTTCAGCCGGTAGTCCGACGTTGTGTTGTAGGACGTGCCGGTAGATGAGTGCGCGACGTTGCCAATCCCCGTGCCGGCTGCATTTGCGAAATACAGCGAGATTTGGTTGTCGCCTGACGGGCGGAAGCCGAGCCCATACGTCACCCCGGCACCCTGGTATGCAATCGTGAACTGGCAGTCCGCGCCGGATGCAGTGCTCGAAGTGGTGTTCAGCGTCAGCCTGCCGCTGGCGTTGATCCTCATGCGCTCGGTGCTGTTTGTCAGCAACCGGAAGTCGTCGCTCGTAAGCGTCCCCGCGTAGGCCCCAGAACTGCTGTCAGAGCCCAGAACGGCTTTCACCAGCCCACTTTGAGACGCTACGATTTGCGCGACGGTGGAATGGCGCACATCGAGTCTGTGGGCGGGCGAACCGGTGCCGATGCCGATGTTGCCAGACGCGTCCCGCACGAAATCCGCCGCGCTGGCGTAATTGCCGCTCGCATCGAAGAACGGGATGCGGTAGGCAGCAGACCACGAGGCCTTCGTGGTGCCGTCGTGAAGCTGCCGGATGAATGCTGCGTGCGCGCGCTGGATGTCGTCTAGCACGCTCGGGGAGTCGGTGCCGGCCGGGGAGTTGCTGGCCGCGGTAGCGCTCAGATCGGTGATTGCTGACGGGACGGGCATTGGTGCTCCAGAATTGGAAAAGCCCGCACGGGGCGGGCTTCAGGAGAGGTATGAGCGAAAACGAATTTGCGCGCGCCGTGGGCACGGCCCTGGCGGTCGGCGTGATCGGTCCGTTGTTCTGGCTGGGGGTTGGTGTGCTGCGGGTTCGCCTGCTGGCGTCATTCAACCGGCTGCGCGAGCGCCGACGTGCTCGTCATGCCCAGCGCGCCACCGCTGCGGATAGCCGTTTGCTCCAGTAGCTGGCGCACCCGCGGGTTGTCCTGAAGCCACTTGCGATCCGCCCGCTGCATGAGCGCTGCGGCCTTCGCAGGGTCAAGCAGTGCGTCAGCCAGCAGGCTCTGCATCTTCTGGTCCGTCTCGCGGTAGGCCCAGGACACAGCGCGCGACAGGCCGGGCATGTCCAGCAGTCCGCCGACGAGCCGCGGCATGCCGGACTGCGCCGCAACGTTCTGCATGCTCAGCTTCTGCACGGTGTCGGAGCCGACGCCGCGGCCTAAGTCCTGGGCGTTGGCCTTGCGCGCCAGATCCTGGCCGACAGCATCCAGCGTCTGCATCTGGCCGGGCGTCATGATGTCAGCCAGCCCCTTGCCGTTCATGCCGGTGGCAGCCTTGGCCGTCTGGTCGGCGTTGCGCAGCGCCTGGGCGTACCGCGCGCCCGTCTCGCGCCCAAGCGCTCCGAAGTCGGAAAGCGCGGGCGTGAGTTGGTCAACGAGTCGTTGGCCGATCTGCATCTGGTTGACGGGCTTGGAGTTGGCTGCGTAGCGCTCCATGGCCTGCTTGTATCCGGGCGACAGGTCTTCCATCACAGACAGCAAGTCCTGCTTCGTCTGCACCAGGGCGCGCTTTTCGTTGGCTCCGATGCCGCGCTCACCGGCCTTCTCGATCATGTCGTCCAGCGACAGCTTGATGTAGTGCAGCCCCTGCACAGACCCTGCGGCGTCATTGAGGTTGAGCCCCGTTTCCTTGGCAAGCCGGGTCGCGTTCATCTGCGCCTTCTTGATGGATGGGCGCGACAGCAAGTCCTTGATCTGCGGCTGCAGCATGTCTGCGGCATCCTGGTCAACGCCAGCAGCGAAGGCGCGGCCGTAGTCCTGCCTTGCAACGGCGTCGCGCGTCGCTTCTGCGGACGCAAGTGCAGCGTCGTCCTTGGCGATGCCGCGAAGCGCATTCAGGCGGGCAGAGGACTGCTCCATGCCGCGCTGGGTGTATGCCTCGGGGTTGGCCGCAGACGCCCAGCGCTGCAGCGCCGCGATGCCGCCGCTTTCCGCGACTTCTGCCGCGGTCGGCAGCGAGCCTTGCACCAACTGCGGCGCCGCGCCCATGCGGGCAGCCACGGCCGGCGCGTTCTCGCCTGCGGCGCGGTTCAGCGTGCGGCCTGCAATGGCCTGGCGCCCGCGATCAAACAGCGGCTCAGCAACGGAATAGGCCGACTTGACGGCGGCGCCTGCAATCGGCATGGCCGCAGAAGCCACGCCATTGACCGCGCCGCGCTGCAGACGCTCGCCCGCCGTGCCGTATTCCAGCATGGACGGAATGGCGCCAGCCAGGAACATGCGGCCGGCGTTGCCCAGCAGCGTTGCAGAACCGCCGACAGGGATTGCCATGCCCGGCAGCGCTTCACCGATGCCGGTAGCCCAGGGGTGAGCCTCCTGCAGCGGCTTGTAAGCCTCATCCTTGACGCCGACGTTTTCCTTGAGCCCCTTCAGCGCGGAGTCCTCGCCGCGGGCACCAAGGTACATCTGGGTCAGGCCATCCAGCACACGATCCACTGTGCGGCCGGCGCCGATGGCAACCGACTTGAGCACGCCAGGATCGTCCACGAGCTGCGCTTTTGGCTGCTTCATGGGCAGGTTGCGGATCGCCTTCACGATGTCCGCATCCGACATGCCATCAGGGAATTCAATCTGCCCGTACTTGGGCACGTCAATGACCTGCGGCATCAGTCCTCCAGCTTCCCGGTAGCGGGGTTGAAGCGGCGCACCTTGCCGCCAGCAGCGGGAGCCGCTGCGGCTTTGGCGGCCGACGCCTGGCCGATGGACGCGCCGCTGTTGAGTTCCTGCTGCATGGCCGCGTATTCGTCGCGGAACAGCCGCAGCTTCTTCTTGACCGTACCGGCGTCATCCGTGGCCGCGGGGATGTACGGCTTCAGGCGCGCGGACTCGCCCACGCTCACAGCGGCGCCGCTGCGGTCGTGAATCTTCTGGCCGCCGATGTCCGCAACCAGCGCGCGAGCCTCAACGCCGCTCGGATCGGTGCGCTGCGTGACAGCATCAGGGAGCACGTTCTGTAGGCCGAACGAGCCGGGCTGCTGGTCAACCAGCCCTAGCGCGCGGTCGATCTTCGACAGCGTGACGCTGTTCTGAGCCAGCTTCTCGCGCGTGGCTGCCGGCACCTCGCGCGGGGGAGGCGCCACGCCAGGGATGATGGCCGGCTTGCCGCCGGTCTTGTCGGGCTGGAAAAACACCGGGTTGTTGTTGGCGTCCACGCCGGCCACCGGGGCGCCATAGGTCACGCTCACACCCGGGGAGTGCGTGGACTGCTTCTGTAGCCAGTTACGCAGCAGCCCCTGCCCTTGCGGCGTGGCCGGATCAATGCCAGCGGCGCGCATGGCCTTCACGAACTCGTTTTCCTTCGGGTCTTTCGCGTTCTCCGCGAGAACCCGCCCATCGCGAGTCACCAGCTTGCCGCCATCGGCCAGCGCAATCGGCGTGTCGTCCTTCTGCGTGAGTTGGCGCAGCTTCAGACCCATCTCAAGGCCGCCAGGGGCAGCCATGTATGCCTGAGTCAGTCCGGGCAAATCCAGCGTCTGAGCGGGCACAGGCGCTTCTCCCGGCTGCCCCACGTCGCGGTTGTCCATGTACTCAGGCTTGCCGCCGGTTCGCATGAACTGCGCCGGCAGGGCGTCAAGCCTCGTCTGCCGCTCGGCATCCCTGCGCGCATGCTCAAGCTGCACCTGTGCAAGTTGCTGCTGAATATCCTGCATGCCCTTGAGCCGCTGCTGCTCGCGCGCTTGCTGCATCACGCCCATGGCCTGCTGCCCGGCCTGGCCGAGCCCTTGCCCGAAAGTGCCGCGGCTGTTGAGCAGGCCCAGGCCCAGCGCCAAGAGCCCCTGCTGCCGCGGGTCGTCAAAGAGTGCATCCATCGCCATGTGCTTACCTCACCCAGCGCGATGCGCCGTTGATGCCGAGTTGCCCCGCAAGCGAGGTCGGCAGGGATACCTGTTTCGGAGCCGAGTACAACCCCTTTTGCAGCGCGCTCGTCCACTGCTGCGGCGGGCCGTAGGACTCGGGCGCCGCGGCGCTGCTGCCGCCGCCGCTGTTGCCAGCGCTGGACAGCGCGGACGTGATGCCACTGAAAAGCAGCTTGCCGAGCGTCGGGTTGTCCTTGAGCCAGCCGGCGGCATCGGTGATGCCCAGGCTGTCGCCCAGGCTGCTCAGCAGGCCCGTGCCCTTGCCTGCGGCTGCCGCGAGGTCTGTGCTGCCGGTGGCGCTCAGTACGTTGTTGTACGCGCTGTTTTGCAGGCCGGTCATGCCCTCGCCGTACCCGTCCTTGCCGTAGATCGCGGCCTTGTCGGCGCTGCTCATGCCCGACGATGCCGGCTGGCCGGTCGGCGCCGCAGCGCTCGCGGCATCGCCCCAGCCGTTGAGCACCGTGTCGCTCAGCGTGGAGTCACCCAAGCCTGACAGCGACGCGCCCAGCGTGCCGCCAAGGCTCGAAGTCGCGCCGCCGCTCACGCCGCCCAGCGACAGACCGGACCCGCCGGATGCGCCAAGCGATTCACCGAGCGCGGAGCCGCCCATCGACAGGCCAGAACCGCCAGCGGCACCCATGGATTCGCCAGCAGTCATCGCGCCAGTGCCGCCCAGCGTGAGCCCGGAGCCGCCAGCAATGCCGCCGCCGGCTTCAGCAGCGCCCGCAGCCGCGGCGCCAGCACCAGCGGAACCGGCGCCCGCTGCACTGGCCGCAGCCATGGACGTGCCAACGGCGCTTCCCAGGACCGGGAGCATCATCGCAAACGGCGTGATGGACTCCATCGCCGTCTCATCCTGGCGGAAAAACGGGTTGCTTGCGGTGTAGCCGCCGCCCGGCCCCTGCGTGATCGAGTTGATCCACTCTCCGCCGTCTCCGGCGTTGTGAATCTCGTACTGCCAGCCTCCCTCGCCGTTGTCGCCGTTGCCGAGGTACTGCCGCGCGCCCAGGGCGCCGTAGGGCGTATCCAGCCGGAAATAGTCGGGCAGCGTCGCCGAATCCTGGCCTTGCAGCCCGCCCAGGTACGCCTGCTGCGCCTGGCCGATGATGGCTTGATTCGCAGCCAGCCAATCGTTGAGTGACTGTGCCATGTCAGCTGAAAAGCAGTTTGTAGAGCTGCGCGCCGGTCAGTGCGCCGCCGATGGCGCTCGCCGCGGTGCTCGTGCCGGGCTGCGTCTGCGTGGTGTTGCTGCCGAAGTTGACGCCGCCCAGGGCATTGCGCATCACATCGAGTTGGCCCTTGTTGAAGTCGCGGCTTTCGGTGAAGCGGTTGTATGCGTCATCGAGGTAGCGCTGATTCTGCGTCTGCAGCCCCTGGCCGGCGGTCAACATCGCGTTCAGGTCGGTGTAGTCCTGATTCGCATACGTCGGCGCCATGCCCAGCCCTTGCAGCGCGCGTGACTGCGCGGTGTTCCAGGCGCTGTCGGCGCGGTTGGCGTAGGACTCGCCAAGGCTGGCGTTCGTGGTCTGCGCCTGCAGGCCGCGGTTGAGCGCGCTCTCGCCGAGTTGCTGCTGCTGCGTGTAGTCCTGCATGCGCATGCCGCTGGCGATGTTGCCCAGGTTGCGCTGCAGGTCCGACTGCTGGAGCGCCTGCACTTGCTGCAAGCCGCTGTTGCCGAAGCTGCCCGAACGCTGCATGGCGGTGTCGGTCTGCGGCTTCGTGGTCATGTTGTAGTTGCGCACCACATCCTGCGACGCGGCGTCAATCTGCTGCTGCAGGTACGGATTGCTGCCGGCGTAGGGGTTGCTGCCGGCGCTGACCGTGCCGTATGGGTTCGCCGTGGCCTGCCGGTAGCCGCCGCCCTGCACCATGCCCTGCAGCGCGGTGTTGGCTGCACCCATGGTCGGGCTGCCTTGCATGGCACGCTGGTACATGCCGCCGTATGCCTGGGTCTGGTACGGGTTCAGGTCTGCGACCCGCGCGCCGTCGTATGCCTGATACGGCATGTCCGCAACGGACTGCGCGCGCTGTAGATAGCCGGCGGCATAGGGCTGCACGAACCCCGGCATTTGCGTGCTGCTGGTCGTGGTGTAGTCTGCCATTTCAGTTTCCAGTCAAGACGCGCATCTCGCGCCAGGTTCCCGGCGAGCCGCCGGCAGTGCATATCCAGCCCGTGAGGACGTACTTCGAGCCGGCCGCGCCAAGCTCTACAGGCGCGGCGTTGCGCACCTCGTCGCCTTGCGCCCATGTGCCCGTCGTCGGCGCAGCAGTGAGCGCACCGTCTCGCGCGGAGACAGCGCCAGATGCCAGCCCGTTGATCTTGCGGGCGACAGCGCCCAGGAATCGGAGGATGTGATCCGGGGCGCCGCTGGTGTGCTGTTCAGGGAGCTTCATTCCAGCCCGTCCGGCACGATGTCGAGGCGCAGGGCGTTGAGTTCGCAATCGCCCGTCATGTCCAGTCGCACGCTATGCCAGCGCGCCGACTGCATCACATCCCAGCGGGAACCCGTCATGGACATGGCTCCGCCAGCGGCTGGATTTTCGCCTGAATTCGCCTTGTTGAAAACCCGTCCGGCGCCGCTCGCAGGCGCTCGCAGGAACCGCGCACGCACCCCGCGCAGCGTCGAATACTGCGTGTCGTCGCCCGTGTCGCCAGTCGTGATCGAGCAGCCGGACGACGGCCCGATCAGCGCCTGAAGCTGCCCGCCGACGAACACGGACAGCGCCCGCCCGCCGGCCAGCCAATACTGCGAATCGAACGGGACCGAGATGCCGTCGATGGTCGCGCCCACGGCGGGCAGGCCGTCGATGGTGTAGCCCGGGAAAACGTAGCTCATCGCGGCCTGGATGGACAGCGAGACATGCCCCCATTGCTGGGTTTCCATGTGGTAGACGAGAGCGGCATCGGGGCTCGCGCTGTTGCGCGAGGCGTAGAAAATCCACACGCGATTGGCCTGCCTATCGAATTGGCAGATGGTCCGGTGCCGATAGGCTGGGCTGCTGTTCTCAGCGAACCACTTGCGCACCTTGCCGTTGGCGATGGACGCCGCCTGCACGCCGTTGAACATGTAGACGTTGGCATCGCTGCCGACGAATACATGCGCCGCAGGAGCGCCGGCCAAGCGCACATCACACACCGCGTCCGGACCCGCGCAGCCCTGATCGCCTGGCACCTGATCCCACTGCCACACCACCGGAGCGCCGACGTAGTTGCCCAGGTACATGCCCTGGCTCTTGTACGCCACCACGCTGGAGCCAAACGGCAGCGCGGCAACAATCTCGCCCGGCACCGACACAAGCCGGCCAGTCGTGCATTGCGTGCTGACATCCGGCGTCCAGTCGGATGCGTCCAGCAGCGCAGAGCACCACCAGCGGTCTTGCGACACCCCGAATCCGGCATCGCTCGTGTTGAACGCAAGCAGGAAGTTGTTGCTCGTGCAGATGATCCGTGCCACTGGAGCGCCGCTGATGTCGGCAAACGCGCCGCTGCTGCTGATCTGGAGCGGCGCCACGCCATCGGACGCGATGGTGTCGTTTCCGAACTGCCAGAACTGCCACACCGACTCGGCCGCTCCCGTGTAGCCGCCGCCGCGCGATACGTCCGCCCAGGTCGTTCCGCTCAGTTCGCGCAGCGACGCAGCAGTGCCAGCGAGCACCCGCCGCGTGCCGTCCAGCCGCGAGACAGTCACAGCACCGCGGCAGGCCGCAGGCAGCGCGCCGACACCCGCGGGCGCGACACCGGACGGCGCAGCGGCAATGCCGCGCTCGGTCGGCACGATGTCGCTGCACGCGACGATGGCGCCAGGCGCCGTCGGGTCAGCGTCAGGGGTGAATCCAAGCAAAGGCGTCATCGTGCCCTCGCCACCAGCCGGCCGGCGAATCTGTCACGCTGGTCGGTGCTGTTCAGTTCATCGACCAGCGCATCAGCACGCTGCTGCCACATTGCCGCGCGTGCCTCGTCCTTGATGAACAGCAGCGCCTCGGCCAGCGTCTCAGCGATGTAGAGGTCGGGCGCGAGCGTAAGCAGCCAGCTCGTCGTGGTCGCCTCGGAAAGCGTCGGCACCGCGGCGTAATAGACGCCAGTGACGGAGCCCGAGCCGTTGATGCGCAGCGCGTCAAGCTGAACGGCGTACATCGTCGGCAGGCCATAAGCGCCGGCAGCCACGACCGTCTCCAGAGACTGCGAACTGAGCGGCGTGCGCTCATAGCCCGGCACCCACAGCGTTTTTGCCGCGGCAAAGTCAAACGGCAGCGCCACCTCGTTGGCGTCGCTCGCCGTCAACGGGAATATCGCCTCCTGCTGACGCAGCCGCAGCCGGCGACTCATCTTCGCCTCGGCAAGCTGGATGAACCCCGGGATTGCCGACGCGAGGTCCGTGCGGTGCACCCACGACTGCACCGCGGCCTGCAGATCAGAGTACGTCTGCGGGACGATGCTGGGAACGAGTACCGTCATGTGTGCCTCACTTCGGCGCCCAGCCCGTAGAGCCAGAGCCGCTTTCCTTCACGTACAGCGTCGAACCGGCGCCGCCATCAGTGCGCGTGAACATCGAGCCCACCGCGGCAGTGACGTTGCCCTCGGGCGATCCTGCGCCAGAGGTCCATGTCACCGTGCCGTTGCCGGGGCGCAGGTTGGTGATGTAGCCGGTAGCCCATCGCTGCGCGGCCTGCCCAAGCGACTGCGCGTTGTCGGCGTTCGGGCGCATCACGGCATACACGTCCACGCTCGCCGCAGCGCGCAGCCGCATCGTGCCGGCGTACACCTCAAGCAGCCCGTTTCCTGCAGACGCGGTGCCGCCGGATGCGATCAGGCGCACGTCATAGTCAACCGGGTTGCCGCTGGAGTTGAAGTCAATGAACGGCGTGCCAACGGTGGCCGCGTCGCCGACAGTCTCTGAGGCCACCTGTGCGGTGGATGCAACAAAGCTCTGAGCCGTCACGCTGGCCGTCGTGGTGACGGAGCCGTCAGAGTTGACGGAAAACTTGCGCACGCCGCCGGGCGTGAAGTCGAACGGGCGCCCCGTGGTTGCCTCGCTGACAAATCCACCCTGCGGGTTATTGGCCCCGGCGTCGATGACCACAAAGCCGTATTGCGTTGCGCCGTTGCACTGGAAGCCGCGGAAGAATCGAGCAGAGCCAGGGCGCGCGATGAATGCGATGGCGCCCTCATAGGTGCCCAGGTTTACCGCGTCGAAGCCCCAGATGTAGTTTTCCTGATTGCCGAAATCCAGCGCGCCGCGGTTGTTCACGACGCCAAGCTCGAAGCCGGTTGCGCGCTTCGCAACAGACGTAGCCGTCAGGTAAACATTGGCATTGTGCGCCCACGCCTTGGTAAAGCCGTTGACCGTGCAGCCGGTCGTGCCGGTAGGCGTTGACGCAGCGCCGCCGCCACCCCACTGATACCAGCCGGTGACCGTGAGCACGGAACCGTCCGTGCTCCACGAATCGACCACGCCGCTCCAGGGCGTGCCGTGCTTCGTGTCCACGATCATGCCGCGACGGTAGCGGCGCAGCACGGTGGCGCTCGGGGCTGCCACGGTCACCGTGGTGCTGGTGTAGCTGGCTGTTGCGGCATCCACCAGCGCGGCAGGCGCGGCGTTGTCCACGTACAGGCCCACAGTGTCGCGGTCGGTGTACGTCGCAAGCTGGGTCGGCGACGTGACGCCCAGCACTTCGGCGCCGTCTTCCAGATCGGTGTTGGCGCGGATCGAGTAGCCGCAGGCGTAATCCGTGGTTCCGTGGTGCGAGTCGTTCTGCCGCTGCCCCTCGCGCACGATCTTGCCGTTGAGGTACTGATACCCGGAGACGACAGCGGCCTGATCGAGTACCCAGACCACTTCACGCCCGCCAGTGTCAACCTCGGCAGTCAGCGTGTAGGAGCCTGCCGGAACAGTCACGCGGCACATCAGCGCCCGCGGCATGCCAGAACCTTCGGCGCCGACGATGTTGACGGCAGCCGGCACGCTGCGAGCAGCCAGGCCGAATGCCGCGGTGTCGTCGCCGCCATGCCCGGCACCGTAGGCCTCGACTGTGAGCAGGCCAGAGTCGGCGGGATCAAACAGCGGGCCAATCTCGCTCGCATCGCCCGTGTACCCGCCCGCGGAGGTCGTCACCATGTAGCGGCCATTCGCGGCGCAGAACGAGTATTCGCCATCTGCGCCCGTGGTCAGCGGGTTCGCCAGCGGCGTCACGCCGTTGTCGCTGTAGAGCGTCGCCAGCGCACCGGACGAATCGCGCACCGTCACGGTCGCATTGCGGATGCCGCGGCCGTCGCGCGTGCGGACTTGATCGGAGTAGCGTTCCATCAGCGAAGCACCTTGCTGAACGTGGCGAGGGCCGGGTTGGCCTTCAGGTAGGCAAGCACCCGGGCGCGGTCAAATCCGCCGTCCTGGCGCATCATCTTGCCCAGCTCGGCGACGGGGATGAATCCGACGTGGCGCATCTCGCCCCAGCGCTCACCCTCGGTCGCGGCGCGCATCTCGGCCGCGGCTTGCACCAGCGGCGCGGCGTCGTACTGCTTTTCGATGACCACCCGGCCGCTGTCGGCGATGTCGTGGACTCGGGTGCTGATGCCGGTCTTGGAGTCGTGTTCGGTGTAGACGATGGACATGGAGAAGCAGGCGTAAAAAAGGGCGCCGAAGCGCCCTTTGGTTGCAGGATGGACCGTTTAGGCCGTGAGGTTCGCGATCTTCGAGTTCGCCTTCTCGGCGGTCACGACGGTCGTCGCCTCCACGAAGCACAGCTGCTTCTCGGTGTGGCCGGTCTTTGCGAGCGGCGTGCTGTCGAAGCCCTGCAGGTAGCCCACGCCGTAGGTGTCCGGGTTCAGGATGTACACGTCGTTGGGGGCCGCGGTCGTCTGCACGTAGTTCGGGACGATGGTCAGTTCGCCGAAGTCGCTCATGTACACGTCCGCGCCGCCGACGATGACGCCTTGCTTGCCCTTGGCGACCTGATAGCGGTTCACGGCGATGCCGCTGAAGCCGCTGAACGTGCCCTTGTGGCTCGGCGTCATGCTGATGAACGACGGCATTTCGCCGCTGTTCGTGTACACCGACTGCATGGCCGACTTGATCAACGCCTCGGTGAACGTGCGGTTCGTGCCGGCGGTCACCGCAGTGGTCGGAGCGCCCGAGGTGTGCGCGGTGGTGGCGCCCGCGCCGTTGTGCAGCGCGTTCGAGTACAGCATCACGCCCAGGCCACCCAGCTTGCGGGCGGTGGACGAGTTGCCGGCCACGGCAGCGTTGTTGGAGATGAGCGCGGCTTCGAGGTCGCGCTTCAGCTCGGTCATCGCCTTGGCCTTCTGGTAGGCCATCTCCGAGGAACGGCCGGCGCTCTTGACCTTCTCTTGCGTGGACGTGACCACGGCAACTTTGTCGAAAAGCTGCACGTAGTTGCCGACGCGATCGGTGGCGGTCAGCGCGGTGCCGGTGCGGTCGTCACCTTCGATGATGGCGTTGTCTTTGTTCGGCGTCGCCAGCGAGTCGCGTTGCCACTCGTGGAACTTGCTGCTCACGGTGAAGCGGCGGCCGGCGGACAGCACAGGCGTGCTCTCGGGCGACACCTGATAGATCTTGTCCTGCAGGTCTTCGCGGTTGCCCTTGGCGGTGTAGCTGTCGTATGCGTTCGTAGGCTGGCTCATGGTTGAGTCCTCTCAGAAATTGATCACAGGAATGCCGCGAGGTCTTCAACGCGCCCGCTGCGCTTGAGACGATCCGACGCGGCCTGATTGGTCTTGTGGGGCTGCGGCGCGGCGGGCTTGATGACCCGCGGTGCTTCCGCAACCTTCTTCATTGCCTGCGGCTTTGCGGCCTGCAGCTTGCGCCACTGCGCGCCTTCGTGGAGCCCCAGCAGCAGCTTGCCCAGCGTGTCGGCCGGCAGACCGCTCTTGGCGATTGCCTGGGCCACGTCGCGCAAGTGCTCGCGGCGGATGCCGTAGTCTTTGTCCACCACGCCGATCAGGTCCGTCACCGTGCTGTCGGTGAAGCCCTTGACCGATTTCGACAGCACTTCCTCGGACTGCTTGAGAGCTTGGTCCAGTCGCGCCTGTTCGGTCTTGGTCAGTTCGGCCTGGTGGGCTTGCTTGCGCTGCTCCAGCGCTTGCAAGGTGGCGTTGAGCTGCTGTTGCTTGGCCTGCAGCGCGACGTACTGCGCGGGGTCTTCCTGCGCGAGCCGTTGCCAGTCCACGCGCATCAGCTCGGGGGCGGCCTGCTCCAGCGCGAGAGCCTGCAGGCGGTTGAGTTGGTCCACTGCCGCTTCGTGGACCTTCGAGACGCGCTCTGCGGCCTCTTGTTCCACGCGCTGCGCGGCCTGCTGCTGCTTGCGGGTGTAGTCCGCGGTTCGCATGTAGCCGGCTGCCAGCTCTTCCAGCGACAGGTCTTCGTCCTTCTCGGAACCGTCCTCGCCGCGCACCTTCACGCGGAACGTCTGAGGCTGGTCACCCTTGGCCTCGTCTTGCTCCGGTTCTTCGGTCTGCTCGTCGGTGGTGTCCGAGCCGGTTTGCTGTTCTTCCTCGTCCTCGTGCTGCTCGGGCTCCCCGAGCGCGTTGACAAGGTTGTCCAGCGGATCAGCGGATTCGACTGCTTGTGCTTGGTCGTCCATAGTCGTGAAAAAGCCCGCTCGCGGCGGGCTGGGTTGGTGATTTGGTCAGGTCAGGCGCGGCGCAGGATGTCCCGCAGGCCGCGCTTTTCCTCGTAGCGCTTGAGGTTCAGGGTGGCGAGCTTGCCGGCCTCGATGTGGCCGGTCAGCAGCCCGCGGAACTTGTCGGCGGTCTTCATCAACTGCCACAGCGCCTCTTTGCCTTCAGCATCGCGCGCCGGGCATGCCTTCCATTGGCCGATCACCTCGGCTTCGATGGCCTCCAGCGCATCGCGCAGCAACGGGTGCTCCAGCAGTTCGGCAGCGCGGCGCCCGCGCTCCTGTTCCTCGTGCAGCGTGCTCATGCGTTCGGTGTCGTTCATGCCAGCAGCAGCAGCAAAGCCGCGTCCTCGTCCTCTTGCGCCGCAAGCATCTCAGCCGCGGCGCGTTGTTGATCTTCCAGCGCGCGTGCGTACATGCGCTGGTACAGGGCTTGCCAGTCCACGCCAGGCACGGCCGGCAGGATCGGCGCCACATTCGCGCGCACCTCGGCAACCTGGGCCGGCGCGGGCTTCTTGGCTTCGCTCGCCGGCTCGTTGGCAGCTTCCTCGGCGTGCTGCTTCGCCAGGTCAATCACGACCTCGCGCAGCAACTCCTTCGCCTTCTTGCGCGTGACCGGCACCTCAGGCACCGCTGGCGCGTCCTTGCGCTTCTGCCACCACAGCCGCGGCGCGGTGTCGGTGATCTCGAAGCCGCCAAACCGGCTCTCTGTCGCCGCAGGCGTGTTGCCGATGGCCGCCGTGTCCTGGCCCGTCTCCGATGCCGCCATGGCGCCAGAGACGCGCACAGCACCGGCAATCGCGGCAGTGTCAGCGCTTTCCGATGCGCTCAGCGTGCCAGTGATGTCGCCAGGCGTGCCGCCACCGGCAATGCTCGCCGTGTCAGATCCGGTTTCGCTCGCATCCAGCACACCCGAGACGCGGACGACGCCAGAGACAGCGGCCGAATCAGCGCCGGACTCGCTCGCAGCCAGTGCGCCAGCAACGATGACCGCGCCAGCAATGGCCGCGGTGTCGGCGCCGGACTCGGACGCGGCAAGCGTGCCCGTGACGGAAGCCGCGGGCAGATCTCCGCCCAGGCCAACCGAGAGCAGGCCGACGCTATCGAGTCCGACGCTCATTTCACGGAGCCGGCCAGCCGGCCGCGATGTTGTACGAGGCCACGGCGGCGAACGAATCCAGCGCCATGATGGCGTCGCGGTGCTTGCCGTCGATGCCGGCAATCGTGGCCTCCAGCGCGCTGAATGCCTGTGCGTTGGCGTTGACCTTCGCCACCAGTGTGGATAGCGTCACACCACGCGCCTGGGCCTCGATTGCAAGCATGGGCACTTGGGAAGCATCACCACTCGCGGTGTAGGTCACAGCCTGCGCCACCTTCAGCGGCCACGACGCCATTTCTGCCGCCGACTTGCCGGCCATGAAACGGTCGCGCACCACGCCCGAATACAGCGAAACCTCGGCGCATCGCGCCGCCTTGGCCTGGGCCAGCGTGAACGTGTCGATCACAGCCTGCGCCGCGGCCTCGTCGGTCGCAACCAGCGCACCATCCATGACGTGCACCGGGCACCCGGCAGCAGTCAGTGCGTCGAACAGCGCCGCGCAGGCGCCCTTGCCCTTCAGGTCCAGCATCACACACCTCCCCAGACTGCCGGGACAGTCACGCCCGCACCCGTCTGCAGCGTAGTCGGCGCCGGCAGTGGGTCAGGCAGCCCAGAGCTGAACGTCCGCGAGCCGGAGCCGTAGCCCGCTGACGCAGACGTAGAGCTGATGGTCCACCCCAGCGCGCCAGGGTCGTTCGGCACGAACCCCCGCACCGTGATAGCCGCGTCAGCCATGACGCCGACCCAACAGCCGTGCGCCGCCGGGCGGATTTCCGTGACAGAGGCGCCGACCAGGGTGGTAGACGCACCCGACAGCGATCCGCTGTCAGCGAGCAACCTGCCGCGCCCGCCGTCGTGCCGCATCGCCCACACGCCGATGCGCAGATTGGTGCCCGCGGTCGTCACTGCGGCATAGAGCCGCTTGAGCGTATCCATGCACGACCACCGGCTGGGCCACTGGTACAGGACGTTTGCCGACAGCGCCACCGTGCCGCCGCCCAGGACTGCGCCAGCGCCCGGGCCGAGCAGCAGGCGCTTTGAATCTGCCGCCCCGGCGATGTCGCCGATGATCGTCGGCCAGGCGCCCAGCATCGCGCCAGCCTCCATGACCGGATAGACGTAGTAGTCCACACCCGATGCAAGCGCGATTGCTGACGGGCTGGTGTCGTCCTCTGCGCTGCCGTCCCACGTCGTCAGCGTGCGATCAATCACCAGCGTCGTGGAGTCCGACAGGTGACCGATGCCAGAGAACAGGAACGCGCCGCTGTCCTTGCGCTTGACCGCAAACAGGATCGAGTCCCCATTGCTGCCAGTGCTGAACTTTGCCGCGAACGTGGGCATGCCGGACACCGCGGACAGCGTGAGGTTTGCCCCCGCGCTGCCGGTGCCGACCGTGGTTTGAATGATGCCGTTGGCGAGCATGTCAGATCACCATGAAAGATTGCTGCGGCGTAATGCGGCTGGGACGCACACGGAAGCGCTGCCGGCCGCCGGCCAGCAATGCGGCCTCGACCAGTTCGCAGCACTCCCAGCGCGTGCGGTCCTCGTCATCAGTGCGCGCGATGAACCCGATATACGCGAGGTAGTCGTACCCCTTGCCGATCTGCGAGCGGGCAAACGTCAGCGCCGCGGCAGCGTCAGGACACGCAATCTGTACGTGCTCGACAGCGCTGCAGCGCGCCAGGAAATCGGCCATTGGCGTGCGCACGACGCCATGCCCGGCGCGAGCTTCAATCACGCCGTCGCCGTCTACGATTGCCGCGTGTGACCACGGCGCCCACCACTGAGCCGCGCGGATCAGCAGCGAGCCAATCGCGCTGGTGCGGCTGTAGACGACGGGCAGGGCGTTCATCAGGCGTGCGTGATGGTTGCGCTGTTGATGGTCACGGTCTGACCGGCCGTGATGCTCGTGCTATCCAGCACGATGTCGGTGCCGCTCGTGCCCACCGTCAGGCCGGTGATGACATCGGTGCCGGCGCTGTCACGGATGCGAGCCGCGGCAGCGGTGCCGGTGGCGTCCGCACTGGTGTCGGAGTGCGGCATGCCGGACAGCGTGAGCACGGCGCCCGACACGGTGCCGCTCGGGTCGCTCAGCGTGACCGTGGCGAGCACGGTGCCCATGCCGGTTGTTCCGATTTCGAGCACGCCCGCGCCGGAACCGCCATCAATGGCGTCGCGCACTGCGGTCATGCGCGCGGTTTTCACCGCGGTGGTGTAGGTCACAGCCATGTAGTCCTCACTGAATGCTCACGTCGCGCGTGGTGCCGTCCGCGTATGCGATACGGCCACCGATGACCCGGCCATCGGGTCCGCGCAGCTTTTCGATGCCTGCGGTCTTGCCGCCTTCGATGCGGCCGTGCAGCTCTTGCAGCGCCTGCGCCACTTCCTGGGCCAGCGTCTGCATCTGCTGGGCCAGCGGCTGCAGCATCTGCTGCAAGTCCGGCTGCTGCGCGCTGTCCATGTCGGCCTGCTTGCTGGCGTACTGGAACTGCAGCTTTGCCATTTCGATGCGCTCTTTCGACTCGCGGTCAAGCTGGGCCTGCTGCGCGTCGAAGGCGAGTTGCGCTTGGAACTTCTGCGCGTCCGTCTGCATCGTCGCCTGCGTCTTCTGCGCGTCAGCCTGCAGCGTCATCTGCGTCTTGACGATGGTCGGATCAGGCGGCGGCGGCATCTGCGGCGGCTCGCTCGTTGCTGGGTCTTTCCAGAACTCACCCGGGTTCTTGAAGCCGGCGTTCTCACAAATTCGCGCCTGGGTTGCATGAAGCGTCTGCGCGTCCACCAGTTGCGCACCCACCGGGGTCTGCATCACAGCAAATTGCGCCGCGGCAATCTGCTGGAGCATGGCCGCTTGCTGCTGCACGTCACCAGTGCCGATGCCGACGTTCACAGTCATGTCGAATTGGTCGCGCCACTCCTGCGGGTCATAGCTGACGAAGGAGCCATTGAGCCTGAAGCTCAACTTTTCCATGCAGTAGTCGCTGAGCGTCTTGAAGATGCCCCGGAACATCGGCGCCACCATAGCTTCAGCCGCGATGCGGCACATCAGCTTCTGGCGCTTCTGCGAGGCATTCATGATCTGCTGAATGCCGTGCGCGGTTTTGTTCAGGCTGGAGCCGTCCATCCCCTGGCTGTATCGCGTCCAGCCTGTGCGGTTCTCCTTGGACGACTGCAGCAGCTCAACCATGGGCATCGCTTCGATGCCTTGCCAGCGCTCCACGTAGGGACGCACCGCGCCTTGCACCTGCTCGCGGATGATGCCGCCCGGCCGGCGGTTGAGCAAGTCATCAATGTTCGCCAGCGGGGCGCCCTGCGCGTTCGTGGTCACAACCGTCTCTTGGTTGTTCGCCAACTGCAGGTTGTCCAACTGCGCGCGCCAGATTTCAGTGCTGACGCGCTGGAATTCCTCGACCAGATCGGCCACGCTCACGCCGTGGAATCGGTGCGTGAGGATGTACGGCGTCCAGCAGGCCAGCGGCACATGCGAGAACTCGGTGTTCTCCAGTACCTTTTCCCCCAGGCGCATGACCTTGCGGCGCTCGGCGATGCCGTCGCCGTCGTAGTCGCACAGGACGTATTCCTCACGCAGCCATCCACGGGTCTGCGCAGGGTCTTTGCTGTCATCGTCGCGCAACCAGCCGGGGCGCCTTGACACCTCGTCCTCGGTCGCGCGGTCGTGGCGGGCCGCCTTCACGTCGTCCTCGTCCACGTCATAGCCCATCTGCCGCAGATCGGACAGCGTGACCTCGCGCACATGGGCCACGTAAGGGCATTCGTCCAGCATCACGGAGTTGTGCCGGCGGGAAACCTGCAGTTCATGCGGAGGCACAGGCACCACACGCACCCGACCGCGCTGCTTCACCGTCTTGATCTTGACCGTGAAGCGCGGCGGCATCTGCGCGCCCATGGCCGCAGCCTGCTGCTGTTCCTCTGGCGTCGGCTCGTATTCCTCTTGCTCGGTCACTTCGGCATCGGGATTCGCTGCCAGGTGCGCCGCAAGCTGGATCTCATCAACGCCGCGGTACGTGGCGAAGTCAGGCGTGCGCTTGACCTCCCAGAACCATTTCACGCCGCCATTGCGCAGCAGGAGCGCGTCCTTCAGCGCGCTGTAGAGCACCAAGAAGCCGCTGTTCTGGCGGTAGAACACGTAATTACACGCATTCGTCGCCTGCTTCGCGGCCTCTACGTCCTCGGCGTTCTGCGGGTCGAACACCACCGCCTTGTCACTGCTCACAAACGTCTCGACCAGATCAGGCAGCATGCCCTCTACAGTGTCGAAAACGTCGCTGGCAACGACGGCCGACCGGCCTTCTTCCTCGTTGCCGTAGGGCTCGCGCAGGTACGCGCGCATGGCCTGCTCACGCGCAGACGCAAGCGCGCCGTCCGAGAATTCCCACGCGGCATCCTGCTCTGCGCGCAGGAACTGCAGCAGGTCATCCTCGGACATCTTGCTCATGCTATGCGTCTGTTTCGGTAGTTGATCTGCACTGGCTGGTTTGCCGGCGCTTCGTAGGCCACGGCCATCAGGCCGAATGCGTCGGCAGCGTGGCTTGACCAATCATGGTCAGGGCCAAGGCCGATGTTCCGCTTCTCGTCGCGCTTCTCGTGATACCAGCCCAGGGCATCAATCCCTGCCTGGGTCGTTGCTTCGTTGAACCAGATGGACGGGAACAGCCGCCGGCCCGCTTCGATGCGAGCAGCAGCAGCGCCCTTGCCCTGGTTCGGGATGACCGTGACCGCATAGCCCGCCTGTTGCAGCGCGCTTTGGTAGCTCACGTCATGCACCTTGTCTTGCGTGGCGCCGTCGTGCGGCAGCCAGAACTGCACCTTCTCCGGGCCGTAGCCCCTGCTGCGCATCCAGGCCAGGTGCGCGGCCAGCGGCTGCCCGACTGCCTCGTAGTAGTCCAGCACGCGGACTTCCCTGCCCACGAACTGCGCAATCCACAGCGAGAACGCATCAGCCTTCGCGCCAGTGCCGCCGATGTCCACGAACGCGCGCAGCGCCATGAGCGGGTCAGCAGCAACGCGCCCCACCCGCCCCTGCGCCTTTGCCTCGGTCAGCGCAGCGGCGTAATAGGCGCCGGTCACGATGGTCTGGTACTCGCCTTCCCAAATCCACCCGTATTGATCCGGCTGCATGCGCAAGCAGTCCTGGCGCTCCTGCTCAAGCTCGTCGGTGAACCACGGGTTGTCGCGCCAATTGGCCTTCACCACGATGGCGCCGGTCGGGATCTCCGGACCGCGCAACATCACGTCTATCGGGTCCGTCTTGCGCCGCGGGTTCCACGAAAACCACAGCTGAGAGCCCGCCGCGCGCAGCGTGGGCCGAAGCAGATCAAGCGAATGCTGCGTTGCCGTCTGCGCCTCTTCCCACCACGCGCGCTTGAAGCCTTCCAGCGACTTGATCGACTCCGCATTGAAGTCGTTCATGCCCTTGAAGATCATCAGCCCGTCACCGGGCAGCGAAATCACGTCCCGGTACACCTTGAAGCCGTCAGCATCGCCGAGCGCCATGGACTTCATCTTGGCCTCGACCAGCGCCTTGGACGACTGCGCCAAATCCTGCTGCACCTCACGGATGCAGATAGACCGCATACCCTCGCCGCCGGACTCGCCCGGCGCAGCCAGGCAGTCCTCAATCAGCATCTCAGCGAAGTTGTGCGACTTGCCAGAGCCTCGGCCGCCCCATGCGCCCTTGTAGCGCGCGGGCTCCAGCAGCGGCACGAAAGCGCGCGCCGTCTGCAGCTCCAGCGTCCTCACTTCGCCGCCGGGTCAACGATGGTGCGCCGAACGTGCGAAACCTTGACCTCGCCCGAGTGCTGCGTCTCAACCTTGTCGCGCCACACATCCGGCCGGCGGTTCTTCAGCCAGAAGATGCAAGCCGTCGTGTCGGGCGGGTAGTGCTCGGTGTACTCGACAACGTGCTCTTCCTTGGTCTTGGCGTCCGCCACGATCTTTACTGCCGGGTGGCTGTAGCCCGTAGCCCGCTTGAACAGCTTGTCGGCCACTTCAGCGTCAGCCAAGCCCTTGCCCTCTTTTAGGGCCTCCGAAAACTCCGGGTGAGCCTGCTTCCACAGGTTCAGTGTGGACTCGACCACACCGAAGAAATCGGCCATGTCCTTGTCAGTCGCGCCAAGGCGGCACAGCTTCAGCGCCTGCTCGGCGTACTCGGGTTGGAACTTGGTAGGGCGGGCCATAGCATCGTGACTCCCTGGGGTTGGTCACACGGCAAATGAAAAAGCCCGCCGGGATTGCTCCGGGCGGGCTCTTGGAAATTCTGGACACGCTTACGCGTGGCCCCCACATTTTCTACATCACGCCTGCTCTAGTCAAGCGTCGAATGAGCATCCCGCGCGCTTCGTGAACGACAGCGCGGCGCTCCTTCGGGTCACGCGGCAGCCTGGGCGATGACCACACATCCAACCCTGTTGCCAGGTTGCGAGCGTGCGCAATCACTGCCGAGCGGTACGGGTCGGGCAGTTCCATGATTTCATGATCCACCTGCTGCATGACGCTGTGCTCCACGTCCTCATCCATGGCGCCATTCTCGAAATCGTACTGGCGTGATGTCCTGTAGCCGCCACAGCCCGGCGCGGTGCTGCCGTAGCCCCGGCCAACGCTCACAGAGCGAGCCCAGGCGTTCCAGCGGGTCAGCAGATCGTCCAGCGTCGCTGCCGCGGTGGCGGCGTCGTGGGCTTGCAGCGCGTCGCGCGGGTTCTCGGTCACGATCATTTCCTCTCCTGTTTTGCTGCGCGGATCAGGTCGCCCGCGCGCTTGATGTGCTCTCTGAACTGCGGCGCGAGCCGTGCGAACACAACGAGCACCGGCCCGTGGCGGCCTGGGGCAACCCTGTACCACGCAACGATTGACGCGGGGTCGGTCAGGTCCAGCGTCATCGCGCCTCCCTGTACTGCACCGGCCACGGGCACGCATGCGACCTGTGCCCCTGGCGCCCGCAGCGCACGCATACCCTCACGGCTGGCATACAGCCTCCACAGCGCGCGATTGCGCCTCTGGCGATGCCTGGGTAGCCGCGGCAGCCGCAAGCGCTTCCTTGATCCACGACGCCGCGATCCCGTATTTGACATGGGCGCTGCCCGCGCGGATGACGCGCCAGCCATCCAGCGCAGCGCGGTTGTACTTCTCCAGGTCGGCCAGGAACCCGGCGCCGCGGGTATGCCGCCCACCGGTCCACGCGCCACCCTCGACCTCCAGCGCGACACGCTGAGCCGGCCACGCGAAATCGAAGCGCCATCGCCGGCCCTGCGCAAAGCGGTGCTCGCGCTCCATGCCGTCAGTGAGCCGCCATGCGCGCAGTTGCAGGGCCATGTCGGCCTCCAGAGCGCTGCCGGCGCGCTTCGTTGCATCCGCGCTCATACCTCAGCCTCCCCGCGGCGCTTGTCCGCGCCGATCTTGTCCGCAGCCGCGGCCATCCGGCCCCAGGCTCCCAACATCGCAGCGACAGCGCGCACGCAGATGCCCTCCCAAGCCTGCCACCAGCCCCAGATGGGGCCGGCGCTCTTGTCCGGCCCCTGCATCACGCCACCCTCCGCACCAGCTCGGCAATCGCCGGCCACAACGCCCACAGCCCAATGCTGGCCATGGAGACGCCCAGCACGATCAGCACGATGTCGTACAGGTCCAGAAAATCGGATTCTTCGTAGTCCATTGCGTCCTCCCTCATGCCCACGGGCCTTTGACAACGCGGGTGCCGGCCGGCGGGTTGCCGCGGCACGCGCGCTGGTAGCTGGCTTGCACGCGCTCGCTGGCCTGGAAAAGCTCCCGGCAGCTCACCACCGCCAGCACGTCAGCCCACAGCGACTGCAGATCGCGCAGCAGCGTGACCTCCTCGGCGTACAGCGTGCTGGAACCGGTTTCCCTGACGCGATCCATCACGTCGGCTACCGTGTCCTGGGTGCGGCTGATGAAATCGTCTGCGCCGCGGATAGGAGCGCCCGGGAGGTCACCCAGCGCGGCCAGGATGTTGACCACGCTGAACACCTTCTGCCATTCCTCGGCGGTGCCGCTGCCGGCGGCGATGGTGTCCACCGCACCGCGCAGCATCTCGGCGCGCGTCACCTGCTCTGTCACGTCCAGCTTCTGCGCGCCAGCCATGCCGAGTTGGTAGGCCAGCGGGTTCACGTGGCGCGGAACGTAGCGCTTGCGGGGGCGTTTCGTGCCGGCCATCACTTGACCTCCAGCAGCTTGCGCACCAGCGCGTACAGCGCGCGCGTCGTGCCCATGTCGTTGCCCTGGTCCAGCCGGTGCGGGTCGATTTCGTCCAGCAGCCGCTCAATGCGCGCGTCCATCGGATCGCCGCCACGCTGCTCCGGCGGCAGGGATGCCAGCAGGTCCGCCAGCGGGATGTAGTCGTTCGTTGCCATGGTCAGGCTCCATCCCTCTCGTAGATCGCGCCCCGCAGGTACACCACGAGGTCCATTGCTTCTTCCAGTGCGTCGCGCAGCATGTCGCGGCCGTTGTGCGGCTGCAGGCGCACGCCATAGCGGCGCAGGCCCAGCGCATCGCGCTCCATGAACTCGCTCATCACCAGATCCCACACCGCCGGGAAGCGGTTGGAGACCGGCGCCGGCTGCTCTGCCGTGGCCGCGCGAATCTCAATGACGCGGGACTCGCCGACCATCGCAGCCGACACGGCATGCATAGACACCGGTGCCGCAACCCCTTTCGGGGTCCAGCGGCTCAGCGCCGAATTGCAGTCGTTGCACGGGGGCTCCGTGAGCCGCGCCGACTGGTGCGCGCACGTGCTGCAGTCAAATTCGACTGGCTTGCTCATGCTGCGGGCCTCCACGAGAACACAGACGCATTCGGAGCCGTCTCGCGCCACAGTTCGCCAGCCCCGATCTTTTGAGCGCCGCTTAGGCTGATTCCCATGCGGCCAGCGATGACCTCATACGTCAGACCCTGCGCACGCATCGCGCGGAGTTCGCGTGCCCTCTCCAGGCTGAAGCTGGCTTTGGCGCGATTCGTCGCCACGCGCTTTGCCTGCGCCGTCGTGGTGCCGTACTTGCCCTGCTCGAACTGCAGGCCGATGCGCCCAGCTTGCGTCATCTCGCGCAGGCACGACATGCACGCGGGGTCGCCGCACACGGGGACGATCTGGTGCCCGGGCTTGATGTTTCGGCCATGGAGCGCCGAGAACACCATGCGCCTGATGTTGAGCGCCTTTTCCTGAAACACGGTGGTGCGCGGCTTGCCGTCGCGCGTCATCGCCAGTTGCCACAGCGCATGAGCGCCGGCCTTCTCGGTGCGCTCATCCAGCCACACCTCAACCCACGCCTTGCGGGCCTGAATGTGCGCATCGAACTTGACGGGCTTGGTCATGCCGCCACCCCGCGCAGTTGGTTCCACTCGGCCAGGAACCCGCCCGGCGTGGCCTGGCGCACGGGCGCGGGCGCGGACGCGGGCACCACAGGAGCGGGCTCGGCGATCTGCACCGGAGCGCCCAACTGGCGGTAATGGTCCTCGCCCTGCTTGCACAGACGCTCAGCGGGCTCCTGGCGGGACTGCGGGCACACGTAGCGCACGCAGCTCGTGCGGCGCGGGCAGAACCCGCCTAAGCACGCTTGTTGTTCGGTGTTCATGTTCTGTCTCTCACTCACGCCTTACTGCCGTCCGCTCGCGTCCGGTTCACGAGGTTCTGGGCGACCTTCTGAAACCTGCGCAGGTACTTTTCTTGGCCTATTTCCAAGATCACGCGGTCATGCGACCGGTCCTCGCCGAACGCGCTCCTGTTGGCATCCAATTCGGCCTCAAGCTCAACGACTTCCACCAAGTGCTGAGACTTGCTCCACACCAGCGCCCATTGCTTTTCGTCCATGGTTTGCTCCTTGTCAGGTGGCTTGCGCAGCCACCAGGGCCGCGGCCTGCGCCTTCAGTTCGTCGGTGCGGGCCTTTTCGGCGGCATCAGTGCTCGGCGCTTCCGCCTTGCGACCCAGCGACTCGCGCAGGCGGCGCAGCGCGGCCCGGGCGTCATCGGGGATGCCGGTGGCGTGCTCAAGGGCCAGCAGCGGCTGGGCGGACGGCGCAGGCAGCGCGAGCGGCATTTCGGATACGGGCAGCCGGCCGGCAACCACGGCGGCGCCAATGGCGGCATTGCGGCGCTGCGGGTCATGGCCCAGCGACACAGACCACACAGCAGGCATGTGCGCGCGACGAGCTTCGCTCGACATGCGCCCGTATGTCTCTTTGAAAGCCATGCGGGCGCCGACCTCATCAGGCAGCACGACTCGCGCAACTTCCCAGGCTTCCGCCATCTCGACGGTCCAGACGATGGTTTCCGCCTCATCCTGGCCGCGCAGGACCAGCGCCCACGCTTCCTCGACGCCCGGGCGGCCGTCCTGCTCCTCGACCATGCCCTCAATCTGCGCGAACACGTCGGCCGGCAACGGGAAGAAGCGGCCACGGTCCTTGTCGCGCATGTGAGCGAACAGCGCCTTTTCGACGGCGCGCAGAGGCAGCTCCTGCACGACCTTAAAGAACAGCGCAGCCTGCTTTGCCTCAGGCGCGGGCTTCTGCATCAGTCCGGCGATGCTGTCCAGCAACGCGGCGAACTGCGGGAATTCAGCCTTATCCATCGATCACATCCTCATAGTCGAACAAGGGGCGAGCAGGCTCGCCACCAATGAGGCGCAGGGCCTCGGCATCTCGCGCGGCCGCGTTGGCGGTCGTCTGCTGCTGCACCAGCCGGCGTCCAGTGGCGCGCTCCTTGCGCACCCAGTTGCGCCACGTGGCCGCCCAGTCCAGACGAGCACCTTCCTTGCCACCAATGGAAATCCAGTAGTCCCGGAACGTGTCAGCGGTCCTATCGATGTCCAGGTCTGGGCGCTCGCCTTCAGCCCATTGCCGCCAGTCAGAAGGCAGGGCCCAGTCAGCAGGCAAGCGAGTAGCGCGCCTCAGTCCTTGCTTCCCATTCAGTTCTTGCTTTGAGTCAGTTCTTACTAGTGGGGGATTAGCCGGCGCCGGCTTTTCCGGCGCCGGCCCATCCGGCGCCGGCTTTTCCGTCGCCGGTGTGATGCATGTCTCGGAAACCTCGTAGTCGTAGCCGCCCAGCTTCCCGCCATCGGCGCGAGCCAGCACGCGGCGCAGGTAGCCGGCCTGGATCAGCTCTTGCAGCACAGCGCGCACGCCGTCTCGCGACAGCGGGCGCAGGCTCTCGGCCGTCTCGTTGATGAGGTGCTGAGTGCTGACGATCCAGTGATCCGGCTTGCCGAGCAGGAAAACCAGCATGCCGCGGGCAGCCCACGACAGCCGCTTGTCCTCGCTGATGCGCTTGTCCAGCAGATAGAAATTGCTCTGCGGACGAGGCGCGCGAATGATGCTCATGCGGCCTCCGAAACAGGCTCATCGGCGTGGAGGCAGTCAGCGCACGTGAACCACCGCTGCGGACCACGCTTGATGCTCTTGCCGCCTGCAGTTGCCTTGTGGACATGGCATTTGCAGCACCACAGCGACACGCCGCGGCCCGTGAACATTTGATTGCCCTGATATATGGCGCCCGTGGTCAGCCGAGCCGGCACCGGAGGCAACTCTTTCAAGCACTCCGGGATGACGAGGCGGGAAAAACGGCTCACCTGGCGCCCTTCCGCATGTCCAGCTTTGCGCGGGCAATGCCTTCGAGCGACGTGACATATCCCTCGTCAAAGTCGGGCGCGTGCAGGTCTTTCACGCGCAGTTCGAGCACGGCCAGCAGTTCGCAGGCGCGGTCCAGGCCGGCGTCGCTGGTCAGCCAGCGCGAGAACGTGCCGGGGTCAATGCCAAGCGCGCGAGCGGTCTTGTCCTGCGTGCGCTCGTTGATAAGTCGCAGCAAGTGCGCGCGGATATTGCGTGATCTTGCGCAGGCCTCGGCAGATAGTTCAGTCATGAGTTCTAATAAGCGTTGTGACAGGGAACGTCGGGATGACGTTGAAAAGGCCTGGCAGCAGTTGCAGCTGCTGCTTAGCCGCTTGATCGCGCAGGCCGCTCGTATGCGCGAGCAGCAGGCGCGAGAACTTCGCGCAGCCCTTACGGAGCGGCACCAATGAACGCCTCAGCCAGCGCTACGCTGGGTGGAGGCCGCAACGTCATGACACGGGCGGCCACCGGGATGGGGCCAAGCCGGGTCGGGGAAGCGCTGCCAGATCACGTCGTCTCCGGCTTGCTCGACCGAGAAGCGGGGATAAACCTTTCGCTCCAGTTCGACGCGACGATCAATGGGGATGCGACCACTCCAGCCGATCACGGAGGGCGCCTTGATGTCCAAGAGGCGGGCAATCGCCGTTGGGCCGCCGAGTGCGTTGATGACTGTGTGCATGGGGCGAATAATAAGCCATTGACTAATCGCTTGGCAAGTGATTGCCTAACGATGTTCGCTGCCGGCTCAATCCGGCTCATGCTTACAGGCACGGAACTCGGGCGCGCAATCGAAGCCGCCCGCATCAAAAAAGGCGTCTCCAAGAAGGAGATGGCCGACCACTTCGGCGTCAAGCCGCCATCTATCCAGGGATGGGTTTCCGCCGGGACGATTGGCAAGGACAAGTTGCCGGCGCTATGGGCCTACTTCTCCGACGTAGTGGGGCCAGAGCACTGGGGGCTGCGGTCGTATCCCGGGGGCGACCAGCCTCTTTCGCCTCAACCGGCCCCGGTGCCGGCCATTGAGCAATGGCGCGTAGCTGCGGACCACCTGGCATCTCACATCTCGCGCAAAGGCATCGAGATGGACCCCGAGCTGTTCCTGATGTTTGTGGACGCAGCCATGGCCGATATGCATGAGCGGGCCAACGAGGCCCAGGCTGCAGCCATCTTTGAACGCTTGTGGCCGCTAATAAAGCGTGGTCAACGTCACGTTAATTCGTGATATGAGATTAGGGATTCCCTACATACTTGCGACGGGGGCGCTGGCTTTTTTCACAGGCCGCGCCATACGAGCAACCGCAGTACGTAGACGAGAAATGATCCCCGCAGAACACCAAGCCGCGAAAGAAGCCGCCAACCGATTCATGGACAAGATCACGTCAAAGATGGAAGAGGCCGAGCGGCGAACCAACAACGGCCAGGTGCAGCCGATCTACGTGATGGGCGGGACGAATGTGATCTGCTGCGGCGGCACTCACAACCACCACAATCACAACGGCAACCAAGCCGCGTGCGCATGCCCCAGCGAGGGCGCCGCGTGATCGTAGAAGTTGCGGCCGGCATCCTGCTGGCCTGCGCCATATGGGCGGCGCGCGCGTACATCCTTGCCGGCTTGATGCTCGCGCTGCCAATCCTCACCATGGCTGCTGCCGGAATGGTCTTGGTCTTTCTGCTGATCCTGTTCGGCAAAGACCCATGGGAGGCCATGCAAGGCGTCGCAACGCTCTTTGGGATCGCGCTCGCATTCGGCGCCGCAGCCGCGCTCCTCGGCAGCAATGAAAGTAGCCGGCGGCGTAGCAAGCAGGGCAGCGATCAGAAGTAAGGCTCGTTCCGCCTTTAGGAGCCCGCCCTGCGCGGGCTTTTTACCGCCTCGGTAATGAGGCGATGACGAATTTTTAGCCACTGCCTATTGACGGGCAGATAAGGCATTAGCTAATATTCAGTCCATCAACACACCGCCGGGAGGCGAAAGATGGACACCACCACCAGCGCCGGGGCGGCGCAGGCGCCGGGCTCGCAGCTCTGCGCGGCGCGCATGGCCGGGCACCCGGTCAGCGTGGAGTACACGACAGGCAGCGATGACGGGCAGCCGTTCGTCAACGTGCTGGCGGTGCACATCGCTGGCCGGCGCATCCCGGCGCACTGGTTCGCCGAGGACGCCATTGCCGACTTCGAGCGCGAGTGCGAAGCCGCAGAGATGGCGTGCGCTGACGACGGCACGTTCTCGCTGAGCTTCGATGAGTTCGTGGACGCCGCCGACGCCGCCAGCCGCGCCGAGGACCAGTTCATCGCCCAGCGCGACCACGCGCACTACAGCCGGGCCGCCGCATGAGCCGCAACACCCGCCACGCGCTGGCGTATCTCGTCGCCAGCCTCGCCCTCGTCGCCGCCTGCGCGACGCCCGCAATCCTGCTCCCGGGGTTCTGACCATGCGCCACGCCATCACCACATTCCGCCTGTACCGCCGCGCCAAGCTGCCGATGCTCCTGGCCCTGCGCCGTGCCGCTGCGTCACTCTGGAGCCGCGCATGAGCCGCACCGCACTCGCACGCTGGCTGCGCCTGCTGTACCGCAGCCACCGCTCCCAGGGCGCCACGCCCGCCGCCGCCCGCGCCGCCGCGTTGGCCGAGTTCAACGCACCAGCACCGTTCTGACCATGACCACCACCATGAACCAAGCCGCCGCGGCGTTCGTGAAGGCGCAAGCCGCCTTCGCCCCCGCGCTCAAGTCCAGCAGCAATCCGCACTTCAAGACCAAGTACGCCGACCTGGCCGCATGCGTCGAGGCGGTTGTGGACGCGCTCAACAGCAATGGGCTCGCCGTGATGCAGCGCCCGGCGCCCAGCGAGCGCGGCGTGAAGGTCCGCACCGTGTTCCTGCACGAGTCCGGCGCGGAGCTGGACGGCGGGGAAATCGAGGTGCCCGCGGCCAAGCAAGACCCGCAGGGCTACGGGTCGGCGCTGACCTACGCGCGCCGCTACGGGCTCATGGCCGCCTGCGGCATCGCCCCGGAGGATGACGACGCCAACGCCGGCACTCAGGCCGTGCGCGACCGCCAGCAGCAGCGCCCCGCCGCGCGCCAGCAGCCGCAGCAGGACAAGGGCGGGCAGACCATGGCGCAGCAGGTGCATCGCATCGTCACCGACGTGAAGGCCGGCAACGCCAAGCAGCCGGCCGAGTGGCTCGCGTCGCTGGACGAGGCGGCACTGAATGCGATCTGGAAGCACATCCCCGCCGAGACGCAGGACGAGCTCACCGCGGTGTGGCCCGAAGCCGCCACCGAAGGGGCCGCAGCATGAGCGGGCTGACGCTGTACCAACTGGCCGCGGAGCACCGCGCGCTGGCCGACCGGCTGCAGGACATGGAGCTTGCGCCGGAAGTGATTGCCGACACCCTGGAAGGCGAGGCCGGCGAGCTGGAAAAGAAGGCCGTGGGCGTGGTCATGGTTGCGCGCAACATGGAAGCGAGCGCCGACGCCATCGAAGCCGCAGCCAAGGACATGATGGCCCGGGCCAAGGCCCAGCGCGCCCGCGCCGGCTGGCTGCGCGAGTACGTGCGCGGCGCGATGGAGCACACGGGCATCAAGCAGATCGAGTGCCCGCATTTCCGTGTGAGCCTGCGCGCGAATCCCGAGAGCGTGGACGTGTTCGACGCCGCCCAGGTGCCGGCGCAGTACCTCAAGACGCCCGAGCCGCCGCCGCCCGCCGTGGACAAGACCGCCGTGAAAGCCGCGCTCAAGCTGGGCCAGGACGTGCCCGGCGCGCGGCTGGTTCGCGGATCGCGGCTCGACGTGAAGTAGCCATGTGGAGCAAGAACAAGAAGGCGCCGACCACCGCGGAGAAGCGCCATATCGAGAAAATCAAGGGCATGCGCTGCGGGGTGTGCGACGCCCCGCCGCCGAGCGACGCCCACGAGCCCGTGCAGGGGCTGTGGTTCGCGTCGATCCCTTTGTGCAAGGACTGCCACCAAGGCGAGCACAACGGATGGCACGGACGCCGCGCCATTTGGAATGTGCTCAAGCTGGA